CTCGCAGTCTTGAAACTCGTCTGTGTCACCAGATTGCAAGACGGCTTCCTCAGAAAGCTCAGACTCTTGTTTCTCCTTCGCTTTGGCCATATCGTTTGCAAGACCACGGAAGAAATCCGTTGACAAGCCCGTAGCTTCCACGTGAGTATCACGTCTGCGGATGAGGCTCTCAGCTACCTGCTCAATCAAATCCTTTATGTTTATAAAAGGAGCATCATGAGATCGTTTCTGAAAGCTCTGGTCAAAGCTGTGTGGATAAAGGCGCCAGGCCTCCCAGGGAATACACTCCAAATATGGAGTGTCTGGCTGCTTGTTCCTCAAGTTATTCTTGAAGGTGTCCTGCCACAAATCATAATTAAACCCTCCAGTAGGGCTAATGTAAGCAGACTCAACTTCAAGCCAGTATCCAAACTGGATACGCCTTACAACCGCCTCGGGAAACACAACCAACTCCTTAGCTGCAGCAGACACATCCTGCAAGTTTGTAGAACCCATGACAAGCGGACTGTTGAAGTAAAAGCGTCCCTTACTTTCAACATCTGCGTAATTGAGCGGACAAGCCCAATTTCCAATCAAGCGAATAATCTGCATGAATTCAGAATCGCTCATAGTGTCAGGATTCTTAACTTGAAAGATGTCATCAAAAATGAGGCACTTTTGTTGAACATAACCGTTCCAATATTCGGAAAGGCCACGCTGCCAAAGATTCTCAATGCCTTGATCGCCATCTTTGATGTGCCCGGATTTGATAAGAGCAGAAACAGCAATGTATTGCTGCAACACTGTCTTACCAACTCCAGAGCCGCCCCCAAGCAAAACCATAACAGGAAGCGCTCGGAAAGCGTCTGCGGCATTCAACGCTCCGCGTCGTGCCTGCAGCAACAAACCAAGCTTCTCCTGGTACTTCGAGACCAAGGAAATGGTAGTAGGAGTGCCTGCAATGCGACGAAAACCAATACCTTCGACACTCAAATCGACGGCTTCCTTCAGTTCTTTTACTGATGGATGTCGCAATGTGCATATCGTATCAAAGGCATCAACTTTAGCCATCCAAACCTTGAGAGTTGAATAGGTGCGATCAGCCAATACAAATTCTGGACCACCGAAATACTTAGAGGTATAGTTGAGAAGTGTCTCAAACCATCCAAGTAATCCGGAAAACAGACCTTTGAAACCTTCTTGCGATCGCTGGAAAGTGGCAACACGTCGCAAAATCAAGTCAGCGTACGTTGATGGTTGCGCCCCTTTAGGATAAACGCAAGAGACCAGCAAAGTGGCAATTGTAGCACATATGCCATCAATACCAGACTCCAGAGTTGCCCCCGCGGTGATATAGCTTTCCCAAAAACCTGAGAAATGCTTGATCAAATTTGGAGCAAGAATTCCGATGCAACCAAGCCCCAATCCGAACCTGTCAGCAACACACCAAAGCAAAATGAGGAGTGGTACCTTCCACAATATAGCGGAAGTTGCTTTTTTGAAGATATCGAGAATACTCTCCATCTTCTCTTCAAGCATGGATAAGATCCCAGTCACCTGTGATGTGACTTGATTGAGACTTTTCATGGTCTCAAACCCAAAGGCTTCATGAACGACACCATTGTCCTCACCAAACAAAGCTTCAACTTGTTCGATAATTGACTTCGAACGAGCCTCAGACTTTTCTCTTTCACGTTCTTCCTTAGGAATTTGCTTTCGCAAAGATTCCTTGAAAGCTTTATTTTTCTTGCGAATCATTTCTTCGCGGGCGTGTCTAAGTCTTAACTTTTCTTGAACATCAACGAGAGCGGAATGCCTGCGCGCAAATTGTTGTTTGCTTGAAATTACCATCGTTATATATTATAGTTGTAATCAAAGGTTGTTTTTCGGAAAATTTTTTTTTTTGTATTTTATTTCCAATGTTGAAGATGTCATGATACATCCCCAACAAAGGATATTTTCGAGAGACATACCCGCAGAGATCAACAACATAGTACTAAAATGACTAAATCATGTCTTCGTAAAGAAGCCATATCATGACTCAGCCTTCTTTCCCATATGCTATCTCGCGAACTGAATAGGATAACTCCGAAGAGTGGGAATATGAGTGTGCCCCATAGCACGACCTAACGGTCTTTGTACAGGAGAAAAGTCTCAACTGCGTAGTGGAAATGGATTGCTCGGCGTGTGCGGCTTACGTATATTGCGCACTTAATATCCTTTGGAGATAATCCGCCAAGGTGATATGCCCTCATGGAAGTAATCATGAATGGTAAGATCAACATATTGTCTCTTTCTAGTACAACGACAATATGTTGAAATTTATATCCGATCTGGGGAAACATTGGGGTGCTTGTTTTATCAACCA